AAAGTTGACAACGCAGAAATATTCAAACTAATTAGCCCAGCATTTCAAACTATTGTTGGTGGCTTTATTGGCTTATTAGCTGGCGTAAAACTGTCGCACGGTGAAATAGATGGAGAACAAAAATGAGCCTAAGCACCGAACAAGCCGCATTCCTTTTGGATGCTTGCAAACTGATTCAATACGCAACAGAACAAGGTTTTATGGTTACTGGTGGGGAGCTATCCCGCACACCAGAACAGCAAGCCATTTACGTCAAAACAGGCCGTTCTAAAACAATGAAATCCATCCACCTCAAGCGTTGCGCCATTGACCTAAACTTTTTCAAAGATGGCAAGATTATCTGGGACAAGGCCACTATTGCGCCTTTGGGTGTGTATTGGGAATCTTTAAATGTCAAAAATCGTTGGGGCGGTAATTTTTCCAATTTGGTGGATTGCCCGCACTTTGAGCGTAATGTTTAATCTGCAAAAAAGTGCAGTAAGGCAACAACAACGCCAATGCCAACAATTGCGCCAATGAACAAAATTGCAATGGTGATGATTACTTCTTCCATCGGTCGCATATCTCCTGTACGTTTTTGGTTTTTTTAGGTTTTTGGCATAGCTCGCTAATTGACTTTTCTTTTGACTTGCGTTGCATTTGGTAGACATTGAGAGGCGCTGGTGGCAATAGGTTATAACCGCCAACGCCCATCATTGACAAACACAAGATGATGCGGCTAATCATGTTTGTTTATTGAATAAAACCAATCATCTCCAGCCGTCCACTTGCGTGTGCCATCGACTGAATAAATGGTTTTTGCTGCTTGGAAATCAGGAAACTTGGCTTGCTGGATTAGGCTTTGGTCATACCACAGGCAACGGTTGTTGGGCTGGGCGGCAAACTGACCATTGTCTAGGCGTATGAAATTAAAGCTCTTGTGCTCCTCGGCGGTTTCGGTAAAGCCGGTGTCCACATCCATGCCGTCAGCACAAAAGTCTACGGTAAACATATAAGTTCCAAAATGCCATTGTTTATCCTTGCCAAGAAACTTAACGCCAAGGTTACGCAGGCCAATCTTTTCAACAATGGTAAACCGATAGCCCATGCAGTCCCATAGCTGGAGCGTGTCGATTGACAACGTGCCACTGTAATCCTCATGCCACACATAAGCGTGGATGGGTAGTTTGTCGTACAAAGCGCCGTATTCGGTCAATAGCGACTCAATCCTAAACACTTGCCCTCTGATGGCTTTAAGACTGACCCACACGCAAGGCACAAGCTCGCCATGCCCTTTGGTGTGGTTGTATAGAAACTCGGCCTTAATAAAGCACTGTAAGGGCGGTAATGACGCAACAAGGTAGCTCATGTGTTCTTCTCCTTGGCGTAGCCGTTCTTTTGCTTGAGTTTGGCTTCAATGGTTGAATACATTTTTTCAAATATAAAATCGCTTGAAACCTTATTAGCAAACAAATCATATATTTCGTTGAAATCTGATTGCGTCAGCCCCTGCCATGTGCGCTGTGGTGTGGTGTAGTTCTGCCCACAGTTGTGGCATTGCACAACGCCGTTAAGGGGATTCCACTTGACTGCACTTGCATCCCTATAACCGCAACAAGGCAACGTCACAGGCTCTTGCTCTGTGCGCTGTGGTGGGTGGGTGAAAAGTGGAACGCAGTCATCCCATGCTTTTGTCTCGTAATAAATACGAATTCCATCTTCGATCCTATACCACGCCACAGGCTCTTGGCTTTCCAACTCTGCAATGGCTTGGCGTAGGGATGTGATGGCATCGTGCATTTTTTCTGCTGACGCGTTGAATTCATCATTGTTTGTCCAGTCGATAGACACCTCAGTTTCCAACGCCTCAAGCGCCAGCTTCAATGCTTTTTGTGTCATATCAACTCCCGCTGAATAGGCACAAACCGCCATTCACGTTCAGCCCTGCCAGACTTTGACTTGGTGGTCTTGCCGGTCAGCTCAACCATGCCAAGCCTAGCCATCTCAGGTAACCGCCTGGCTACCTGATTGCCATCCAAGCCGGTCAGCTCTGCAATACCGTCTTTGCCCCGAGCGCCAAAGCGTTGGAGACAATCCACAATCTGGTCAAAGTGCTGATTTGCAAAGGTAATTTGGTCGGCTGCGGCGTGGCTAGTCACTGGATCAAGTGACCGTGCGCGTTTAAAAAGGAATGTCATCTCTTGCTCCTGTATTTGTCTTTTCCTCCAAGTCATAACAGTTTGCCCATCCTGTCCATCCACCATCTGCCAAAGGTATGGTGTCTAACTTAATTTTAAAATTTTCACCATCCTCAAACAAACTGCCAATGGTCTGGTAGCGTTTCTTTTCTTGACCGTCTTTGTTGGTGTATGTGCCGGTAATGACAACGATGTTTTTGATTTTTCTCATGGCAAACTTTCTAATTGTTGGATTTTTAGGTCTACATCACCCAAGAACTGGATGACTGAATTCTCAAGCAAATTAACCATTTCGGGGTCATAGTTGATGCGCTTGATGAATAGCTGATGTCTTTCCGGAAGACGTGGATCGAATGAAACAAAGTCTGCCCAAGGCGTATCGGTGCAAGCCATTTGCCACATCATTTGCGTGATGTACTTTTCTGGAATTTTGCGATCTAGCAAAGTTTGCAGATGCGTACTAGTATTTGGGCATTTCAGTTCAACGATACCCTCATTAGCCAGGCCATCAGGAGAAGCGCCAGCCATTGCAATGCGGGGATGGTTAACAAACCCCACCTCAGTAACCAACAAATCCATCCTTGCCTCATAAGCCGCCCGAGCGTAAGGCTCGGTGTCTGTACCCCACTGCATGGCTGAATTGCTGTAAGACTCGGCAGGCTTGCCGGTCATGCGCTCACAAACCAATTGGGCAAGGTAGTTCTCGCGGCTGGCGCTTGGCCCTGACTTGGTCTTGGCAATGATGTCAGCCACACGGCTTGCGGTGACCTTGCCGCATCTGGCGGCAAACCATTCTTCTGTGCGCTGTTCCATTATTTGCTCTCCAACATGGCTTTTTTAGCGTCCTTTTTGGCAATGACCTTAGCCTGCCATGCTTGCTCGCCGTTTGTGGCCTTGTATGCCGCTTTATAGGCTTCCTGTAACTCTTTGAGGGTGATGACTTCATCCATTGCCGCCATCAGGTCAAGAATTTGGTTTTCATTGACCGTGGACTTGATTTCGGTCTTGCGGGCGGCTTGGTTGCCATCATCATCCTCGGGCGCAATACCGCAAGCAGCCATCAAGCTGTAGCGTCTGGCGTAAGTCAGGGCAGAGCCGTAGCCCTGTGGGTCTTGTTTGCTGGCTGGCACATGAAGAATGCCGCATTCCAACATTTCGCCTGATTCGTGGATAAACATTGTTTCCACCATTACGCCGTTTTCGCAGTCATAGCATTTTTGGATTAGGGCTATGCCGTTGTCGTTTAAGCCTGTGATTACGGCCTCAACGCAAGCAGCCAGGTCAGCATAGCGCGACTTGAAATGCGGGTTTGTGGATGATTTGAGGGCTGGGCCAAAGGCTTTTTGCGCCTTAACCAGAGCTGTTGCAATTTGTTTCATGTTGTCTCCTTAATAAAATTTTGGGCCACAAGTCACATCCACCAGTGTCTCGGCGGTGTAACCATTGATCTTGCGTTTACCGTAAATCGTGATGGCTCTGAGGCCATTTTTTTCGCATTGCTTGATTGCGTCTATAACTTCATTTCTGCCCATCGGTTGAATTTGTTTATCCATGATCAGCTCTTGTTCGGTTAGTTTTGTTTCGGTAAAGTGGCTGCAACCCACTAGCGCCAGTAGTAAAAATGCGTATTTCATTACGGTCTCCAAACAAAAAGGTCAAACAAAACTACCACAATAGCGGCTACCGAAACAATCCAGAGGGCAATCTGCGCCCAATCGGTGGGTTTTTTGTATTTCTCAATATCAAACATAGTCGTTCCTTTCAATCAAAGGCGCATATTCGCGCTCAAGCTGGGCAATCACGGTGTCGGCAAGGATGTTGTAAAGGTCAACTTGACCAAGATAGCAGTGCCACAAATTGCCGCTAACTGGGCAAAAGTAACAATCCATCTTTTCGGTCATATCAAAGTGCGTGACTTGCAGATGCTCTAAACCGCTTCTGACCATGATGCGGGCATCGTTAAAAGGTAATGTTTCGATGTGTTTCATATTTACTCCTAAAAGACCCTATGCGAAATTGCTGGGGCATGAATGTATTGTTAAGCTAACTAAACAATAATTGTATAGGTGTTTTCCCTAATCTATTTAAATTGTTAATCTAGCTTTACAATACACGCATGACCAAACAGCAATTAATCCAGTTGGCAGGATCACAGAGTGAGCTTGCGAAATTACTTAATGTGAGCCGTTCAGCGGTTTGCCAGTGGAAAGCTGTGCCTGAGCTGCGAATGCGGCAGTTGAAAGATTTGCGACCACAGTGGTTTGTGGTGTAAGATTGTTTGAAACACGGATAGGTGGGGGGTAGCTACCCCACCGAAAAGCGAGCCTCCCGCCTGCCGTTTGTTTCTTTGCAAATGGAGGCCAGCGAGGAAAGAATATGCACTATTACCAGTTAAATATTGGCGACTATCTCAGTCACACAAAGCACCTTGATTTAATGGAAGATTTGGCCTATCGCCGACTTCTTGATCTTTACTATTTACATGAACGACCGTTGAACAGCGGTATAGCGTCTGTTGCACGGCAGATCGGTATGCGTGACCATGAGAATGAGGTTAAATCTGTGCTTGAGGAGTTTTTTTACTTGTCTGATGATGGGTGGATAAACCAACGAGCAGACAAAGAAATTAAGCATTTCCACAGCAAAATTGATCAGGCATCTAGGGCTGGCAAAGCATCTGCTGAACGGAGGATGAGCGCACGTTCAACGGACGTTCAACTAACCAATAACCAAGAACCAATAACCAATAACCATATTAAAGAATCTAAAGATTCTTTGTCGGCAGGGTTGCCGACTTGTCCACATCAAGACATTTTGAATCTTTACAAAAAGCATTTACCCCAGTTAGCGCAACCAAGGGTTTGGGATGGGGTAAGGCAGACCAACCTACGGCAAAGGTGGTTACAAGCCGCCAAACCGTCTGTATTCAGCCCACAGGGGTATTCCACACAAACAGAGGGAATGGCATGGTGGGATTCATTTTTTGCTTACATTGCCAACGATACCAAGTTGGCGCAGGGGTTTGAAACCAAGGACAGGACATGGCGACCTGATCTTGTGTGGATTGTGAACGCAACCAATTTTGCCAAGATAATTGATGGAAAGTACCAAAAATGAGCTTTGCTAAACCAGAATCTAAAAAAGACGACAATTTTGATGCGGTGCAAAAACTGATGTGCTCAGTACACGGCTGCCCAAACCGTTGGTCTGTCCACATGGATGGCGACAAACCCAAGTGTTCTAAGCATCAATGGCAAAAAACCGATAAAAAGCCGCCAGTGCAAAGCTGGCATGACGTTGGAGAGCAGTTTTAAAATGAATGATGAACACAGACAAATTGCCAACAGCATCCTCAGCCGACTCAAAGACGGCGAAGAATTTAGCCAATCTGTCATCCGAACAGCGCTTGAAGATGCTGGAGACCTTGCGCCAGACCGAAGCGAGGGATTGGATCAGGCGGTACAAGAAGAAGATCAAGGAGGAGGGCAAAGCCGAAGCCTTAGCGTGGTGGCAGCAAACCTTATCCGACTTAGCGAAAAGGCGTGGTCAAAAAGCCGTGGACGAATTGCGGAAGCGCATGAATGAGACACGCTAAACGTGTGGACAGTAATCAAGATGCCATTGTTGCCACGTTAAGGGCGGCTGGCGCTTACGTCTGGATTATTAGCCTGCCTGTTGACTTGTTGGTGGGGTACAAAAATCACACGTTTCTGGTGGAAGTCAAAACCACCTCTAAAAAGCGTTTAACGGCGCTACAAGCCGACTTTTTTGCAAATTGGACAGGTAGTACATTGGCAAGGATTGACACGCCTGATGCCGCTTTACGCATGATTGGGGTTTTAAGTGAGAAGTCTTGAACAAAACCGCTTAATGTGGGCAAATCTCGAGGACATTGCCCAACAGGTGGTTTGGTACGGTCAAAAGCTACCCAAGGAAGAATGGAAAGATGTGTTAACTGCTGCACTGAAAAAACAAAAGATTGTGCCAGGCATAGAGGGTGGGTTTGTTGTCATTGGCGCAAGAACCAGCAAAATGAGCGTGGCAGAGATGACCGAGCTGATTGAGCTGTCATCAATGTTTGGCGCACAGCAAGGCGTTAAGTTTCGGGCTTTAGAGGAATAAAAAAGGGGATCGGCACAAGGCCGACCCAAAATGATCACCGTAAGCATAGAAAATCGGCAACCAAAAAGAAGTTTATCCATGTTTCAAAAACATAAATATGTAAGGTCAAAAAAGCTACTCAAACTGGTGGCGGGGCTTAATTGCCAAGCCTGTGGGTCGGGCAATATGGTGCAGGCGGCGCACACAAACTGGGGCGGCGGCAAAGGCAGGGGCGTAAAGGCTGACGACAATTTGGTGGCTGCGCTGTGCCTCAAATGCCATTATGAGATTGACCAAGGCAAAGAATTAAGCAAAGAAGAACGGCAGGACAAATGGCAGCAAGCCCACATTGCCACGGTTGAAAAACTTTTTAATCAAGGCGCTTGGCCTGTTGACGTACCGATTCCAGCGTTTACAATTGATGTGCAGTTGTCTCCTTAGCAGGGGCATTGACCCCTGCCTTTTTTAGGATAACCATGAAAAAAGACGTAGCCGACTTTATTTCCACGCTGTTTCACAGCTCAACGGTGACGCATTTCATGCACCTGAGCACCGATTCATACGCCACACACAAGGCTTTAGGGAAATACTACCCAGCCATTGTCGAGCTGGCTGATACTTACGCAGAGGCATATTCTGGTTGTTACGAAAAGATCAAAGATTTCCCTGAGAACTTCCATAACGCCAAAGACCCGCAAAAGTACCTTGCCAGCATCAAAACATACATTGAAAAGAATCGTGATGCGCTGCCGGACGACACCCAGCTCCAGAATATTGTGGATGAAATTGCCGCATTGGTTGACAGCACAATTTATCTACTGTCATTCAAATGATCAGGATATTCGCTGGCTACGACCCAAGGGAGGCTGTTGGCTACCATGTGTTTTGCCAGAGCCTGATTGAGCGCACCAGCGAGCCGGTCGCCATAACACCTTTGTACGGTACACAGCGGGACGGCACAAACGCATTTACTTACCAGCGGTTTTTAGTACCCTACTTCACCAAGTTTACCGGCAAGGCAATATTTTTGGACGCAAGCGATATGCTGATGCTGGCAAACATTGACGACCTGAGCAAGCTATTCGACCCAACCAAAGCGGTGCAGGTTGTTAAGCACAATTACTTGACCAAGCACCCAAAAAAGTACATTGGCACACCAATGGAAGCGGCAAATAGGGATTACCCTAGAAAAAACTGGTCAAGCCTGATCCTGTGGAATTGTGAACACCCAAGAAACCGAGTGCTGACACCTGACTTTGTGGACGACCACAGCGGCTCAGACCTGCATCGTTTCGGTTGGTTGCCCGATTCACTTATCGGTGAGTTACCGAAAGAATGGAATGTACTGATAGGCGAACAAGACAACAAAAACGCCAGAATAGCGCACTACACGCTGGGCATACCTGAGTTTGAGCATTACCAAGATTGTGATTTCAGTAAGCAATGGTTCAACACCAAAAGCCGTATGATGAACGGTCTGATCAAAATGCGGGAGACGGTTGATGGCTGATTACCGTGACATGGCTGCGGCACTAAGTGGTGGGTATGGACAAGATACCGGCGGTATTACGCCTGACACGCTGATTACGCTGAAAAACGGCAAAAAAGCCACCGCATCTGATTTGCTCGGAATGCTCAAAGGTTACGGTCAGGCGGTTGGCAGTAATTTGGAATCATTGGTTAGGGGCGGGGCGGCATCAGTGCCAGGCATTGGTGGCGACATTGAATCCCTTGGTCGGATGGGCATCAACAAGTTATATGGCGCAGGCGGTGTTAACGTAAGCCCGACACCAGTATTGCCGACCACCACAGACATTTTGGGCATGATGCCAAGGGCAACCGCATCAAGACCAGAAACGGCGGGAATGGAGGAGCTGGGCGGGTTTATGACACCAGCTACAACTAAGGTGCTGAAACCTGCGGTAATGGCTACTGGTCGAATGATTGGAAAAGAAGTTAACGCAGGCTTAACAGGTCAGCCCACACGATCCTTGTTGGGAGACATTACACCCAAACCATTGATGGCGGTTGAGCCGCAAATGCAAATGGCGCAGGCATTGACTAAAGCAGACAAGGCCGAAGCAAGATTATTAAAGTCTAAAGAATTTGGCGCATTAAAAGGCCAAGACCGAGACAGGGCAATTGAATCGGTAAGAGCCAAAGCGGAAAATACAGGCATACCAAGAAGCATGGAAGAATTAAAACTTGCAGTTGGTAACGAAGAAGACATTGCCCGATCACTAATGAATAACCCAGGCTTTAAAGTTGGCCAAGTAGTGCCAGAAGAAGCGGTAAACCGCGCAATGATGGCGCGTGGGCAGATGCGTATGGAAGCACCACAAACGCCTGGTCCAAATGCCCCAGAAGCAGAATGGGCAAAATGGGGGCAAAGTCATGGTGTAAATATGACTGTTACACCGCCTCAAGACATTGGCATTACCGATCTAACCTCCAAGCGCGGAGTAAAAATACCTGGCGGTTTTGAAGGAACATTTACGATTCCAGACTTATTTTGGATGAAAGCCAATAATTTTGACCCTGCCGCACTACCTAAAGATTTGCATGATCAGTTGATGCAAAAATTTATTAGGACGCATGAAATACAAAACCCAGACCAAGTTGACATTTTCAACAGGTTAAATTTTGCCCTGTTGTCTCCAAATGCCCCACTAACCCCAAATGAGTTTTTGGCGCAACGATTCAGATTAAAAAATGTAGACGAACTCCAAGCATTGGCAGGCAGATATGGAGAGCCTAATTTGGCTCAAACTGCATCAACGCAAACTGGCGTTGGCTCGGCCACATCTGGGGGCATGGGTATTTTAGGAACTGCCGACTTAAGCAATCAAGCAATGCTGGCCAAACTGGTATTAGAAAAGCCTGAGATGTTTAAGATTGCACCAGGCGAGACCATGCGCGATGTAACAACTCGAGTGATGAACCAAGTTCGCGGTCTTGGACCTAAGACAGCATCACTAGGCACACCTTGGTTGGATTTAAACAAAGCCAATACATCTGCAGTTGATTTGCACATGATTCGCAACTCATACGACAGAATGCTTGATGACCCAGTTGTGGGTGACGCATTTGTGAAGCGTATGTCTGGTTTGCTTAAGACTGAGCCAACAGCAGAGGCTATCAGGGCATTGCCTGCTAAAAAAGTGGAAGATGCGGCAATCCAAGTTATTGGTGGAACTGATGTTTCCCGTGTCTACAGAAGCAAAACAGGCGAATTAAACAAAATCCCTGCGTCTGCAACCCCAGAAAAATTGGCATTCGAGCCTGAGAAATTCCAAGAATTTAATCCTTTTTACAACCGAGTAGTGGATTATGTAGATGAGTCTAGGGGTGCTAATCCAATATTAGAGTTATTCCCAGAACAATGGCGCAAGTGGGATGTATACCGCCAAAGGGTAGAACCCCATGAGTTTGCTCACCCTGATTACAGAAAACTACCGCGGCAGTCTTGGACAGAAATGCAAGACGCATTGACAGCACATAAGCAGGCTGGCTATACGCAATCACTTAATCCAGTAATGAATGAATCCGATTGGCGCAAACTCTATTACGGAAGGGCAGATGTCGGTTTGTTGGGAATGCTTGGTGCAGGCGCAGGCGGTGCAAGTTTATACAACAGGAACAAGTAAATCCTTAATGGACTCCAGCAAAGCATCAATTCCATCGTTTGGACCATACTTGATTTCCCCAAACGGGTCATGAATACTATTGTCTATGTTGGTGTAAACTTCCTTAAGAGTGTTAGCCCTGGCTTTAATTTGATCAAAAAGAGCGTTGTCCATAAATTAACTCCAAAGAGCACATTATAACCTAACTTATGAATAAAGTAGCAGAATCTGGAAAAAGGAGAGGCGGTCGCAAGGCAGGCATCCCCAACAAGACCACAGCGCAGGCAAGGGAGGCGATTGCTTTGTTTGTTGATGGTAATGCACACAGATTAGCAGAGTGGCTAGATAAGGTCGCAGATGGCATTCCCGAGGCTGACATAAAACCCAATCCTGCCAAAGCCTTTGAGCTATTCCAATCGGTAGTTGAATATCATGTACCCAAGTTGGCAAGGACTGAAATCACCGGCAAGGATGATGGGCCGGTAGAAATGGTGGTGACATGGGGCGGCGTGAAGTAATCCTGCCTTATAGCCCAAGGGCGGCATTCATGCCATTCCATGAGCGCACCGAGCGCTGGTCATGCCTACTTGCCCACCGTAGAGCTGGAAAGACCGTAGCGGCAATCAACGACCTGATTAAACGAGCCATTACCGAAAGCGGTAGGGGAGCGCAATACGCTTACATAGCCCCATTCAGAAGCCAGGCTAAACGAGTGGCATGGGATTACCTTAAGCATTACGCCGCACCCATTACCAAAACAAGCAATGAATCAGAATTAGCGGTTGAGCTGGTGAACGGCGCAAAGATCATGCTGTTTGGCGCAGACAACGCAGATTCCATGCGGGGCATGGGCTTTAACGGCGTTTATATGGATGAATACGGTGACTTCAGACCAAGCGTTTGGGGAAACATCATCAGACCGTGTTTGAGTGATCGTCTCGGTTGGGCTGTTTTTGGGGGAACGCCAAAGGGCAAAAACCAGTTTCACGACATTTACAAAGTCAGTCAGGTAGTGCCAGATTGGTTTTTGTTGCGCCTACCGGCATCGGTGTCTAAGCTATTGCCAGACTCAGAATTGCAAGCGGCGCGGTCTCAGTTAAGCCAAGACCAGTACGATCAAGAATACGAGTGCAGCTTTGATGCCGCCCTGCTGGGAGCGTTTTTTGGTCAGGAAATGCGCCAGGCTGATGCTGAGGGCAGGATTTGTGAGCTACCGTTTGAGCCAGAATCCCCAGTATTTACCGCATGGGACTTAGGTTATCGGGACGACACCGCCATCTGGTGGTATCAGGTGGTTAGGGGCGAGATCAGGGTGATGGACTATTACGCCGTATCAGGCGCAAGCATTGAGGAAATAGCCAATGTGGTTAACGCCAAGGGCTACCGATACACCCGCCATTTCCTGCCGCATGATGCCAGAGCCAAGACCTTAGCAAGCGGCGGCAAGTCTATAGTTGAGCAATTGGCTGCACATCTGGGCGGCATCAGCAAGCTGGCGATAGTGCCTGAGATTGGCATACAGGACGGCATCCAAGCGGTGCGGATGATCCTGCCCATCTGTTATTTCGACTCCAGATGCGATGAGGGGCTGGAAGCGTTAAGGCAATATCAGCGTGAATATGATGAAGATAAGAAAACTTTTCGTCAAACTCCTCGCCACGATTGGTGCTCACACCCAGCAGATGCGTTTAGAATGCTTGCAGTAGCCTATCGACAAGAAGCAAAAGATCAGACACCGCCCAAGGGCAAGACCCTGCAAACCATCACACTCGATGAGCTGTGGGATTATGAGATGCAACATAGAGAGGAACGAATATGAGCCAGCCAGTAGCAGAAGTCGGTGCATACAAAAACATGACCGCATCAGGCGCAGTCACTACTGGCCCTTGCCAGTTGATTGGTTTCTACGTCAACAACACCACAGTCGGCACAATGGTGCTAACTGACGGCGGCGCAAGTGGAACGGTTGTTTCTGGCACGATTACGCCAGCAATTGGTTTTCACCGATTCCCCGCCAACATTGGCACAAGCCTTTACTTTACTGAGGGTGGTGCGCTTGATGTGACATTCTTCTTTGCCAGTGGTAATTGATCATGACTGAAAACGGCGCATACGAGGGAGAAGACCCAGGCCCGTACTGGCATGACCAGATTGAGACCGCTATCAAGATATTTGATAAGTGGGAAAAGCGTGGCTTAAAGGTTGTCAAGCGGTATCGGGATGAGCGTGATGCCATTGAGATGCCAAGGATGAAGTTCAATATCCTTTGGTCAAACATTCAAGTTTTATTTCCTGCCTTGTACGGCAGACAAGCCAAGCCCGAAGTCTCGCGCCGGTACATGGATCAAGACCCTGTGGGTCGGTTGGCATCCACGATGCTTGAGCGCGTCATGGAATATGAGACCACACAATTCGGTGATTTTGATGCGGCGATGAGTGGTGCGGTGCAGGACAGGTTATTGCCTGGTCGGGGTACGGCGTGGATTCGATACGAGCCGGTCATTGTTGGTGAGCGCCCTGAGATTGATGGACAGGCAGAAGAACCTGGCGAAGCTCAGGTTTACGACACGGTGGAAGACCCGACAGAGCGCATTGATGCCGCCCACAGTCCGATTGATTACGTCCATTGGTCTGATTTTCTGCATTCACCAGCTCGTACATGGGATGAGGTTTGGTGGGTAGCTCGAGCAGTCTATATGACCAAGGATGAGGGCATTGAGCGTTTCGGTGACGTATTCCGAAATGTCAGCTTGACCAGCTCTAACACCGACATGGACGGCAAGAATCCATTGACCGCCAAGATGACCTACGACAAAAAGGCGATGGTCTATGAGATTTGGAACAAGCGCACCGCTAAAGTTTGCTGGATAGCCAAAGGTTATCCGCAGGCGCTGGATGAACGTGACGACCCGCTAGAGTTGGATGATTTCTTTCCATGTCCTAAGCCGTTGTTTGCGACCACCACTACCGGCACAATGATTCCTGTGCCTGATTACTGCGAATATGAGGATCAGGCGCAAGAGCTGGATAACCTGACGCAACGCATTTACCTGTTGACCAAAGCTTGTAAAGCGGTCGGCGTGTTTAATGCTGAGTTCAAGGAACTGGCTCGGATGTTTAGCGAGGGCGTGGACAACAAGCTATTCCCTGTGACCGGATGGGCGGCAATGTCGGAAAAAGGCGGCTTAAAAGGCGCTATCGACATGATGGATACATCGCAGATCATTGTGACTTTGCGAGAGTTGTACACCGCTAGAGAGCAGGTCAAACAGTCGATTTACGAAATCATGGGTATATCGGACATCCTGCGTGGATCGTCCAAAGCCCAAGAAACCCTTGGTGCTCAACAGCTCAAAGCCAATTTTGGTAGTTTGCGGTTACGCAGTAGCCAAGGCGATGTGGCTCGATTTGCTACCGATATTTTTAAACTCAAGGCGCAGGTCATTTGCAAGTTTTACCCGCCCGAGCTGATTGTGGAGATGTCAGGTGTGATGAACACGCCGGACGGTCAAGACCCGCAAAGATTGCAGGCAGCGTTGCAGATGTTGTCCGACAGCACCATACGCGACTTCCATATTGCGGTCGAGGCTGACAGTTTGGCGCAGATTGATGAGCAGGCTGAAAAGCAGGGCGCACAAGAGGCCATCCAAGCAATTGGTCTATTCTTGCGTGAGGCAATCCCAATGATCGCCCAAGCGCCTGAGACCCTGCCTATGGCCTCTGAGATGCTGTTATTCCTTGTGCGCCGGTTCAGAGCTGGTCGCGGGTTGGAAAGCGCGGTCGAGAGAGCAATGAAAGCCTTGCAAGACAAGGCAGACGCTGCCAAACAGCAACAGCCTGCCCCACCGCCCGAGATGCTACAAATGCAAGCAGAACAGCAAGCAGAGCAAATGCGTATGCAAGCACAAGCTCAGTCTGAACAAATGAAAATGCAGGCACAGGCTCAAATTGAACAAGGCAAGGCGCAGCTTGAAATGCAGATGCACGAAGCTAAGGTACAAGCCGAAATGCAATTGGCGCAGATGAAAGCCGATTTTGAGACTGTTAAGCAGAATAATGAACTTCAAATTAAAGCCCGAGAAATGGCTGGAAAGGAAGAATATGAGCGATGGAAAGCAGAACTTGACGCAGCGACTAAGATCATGGTGGCAAGGATTGGTAGCAACCCTGGCGTCGACTTACCAGTTGTTGAAGCAGCGGCTGCACAAATAACCAATGAGCTAGGTGCTCCAATTTCAGAAGCCGTTAACAGAATGGTGGAAATGCACGACCAAATGGCAAATATGCACGGTCAGACTATGCAAAACATTGGTGAGGCCATGCAAAGGCTTAACGCACCCAAGAAAGTTATTAGGGGTGCTGACGGTCTTGTCATAGGCGTGGAGACAGCATGAGCTTAGTTCTTGCTGATCGGGTAAGGGAAACCACCACGTCAACAGGCACAGGCACAATTACTTTAGGCGGTGCGGTTGATGGTTATCAATCCTTTGCGGTCATTGGCAACAACAATACGACCTATTACACAATATCAAACACCAGCCAATGGGAAGTTGGTATCGGTCAATACTATGGTGGGACTCTCAGTAGAGACACGATTATTTCGTCATCTACTGGTTCAAAACTTAATCTGATTGCCGGTACAAAAGATGTGTTTGTCACTTACCCTGCGGGTAAATCGGTTAATCAGGATGCCAATAACCGTGTTTTGATACCTTACACAGCAGGCGTAACCAATGTTGGCTCTTTAAATGTTGGGGATACAACAGGTCATACTGATTCGGGAGTGATTGCAGGGTTTACGGCAAGTGAGCCTTTATACCTTTACACAAGCCTGCAAAACACAAGCACAGCCAACACATCATATGCAAGTTATGCGGTCAATGACGGCGGTCATACGGCCTATGGCGAGCTTGGAATAAATAACGCAAATTACAGTTACACGGCGGCGGGATACCCTAATAATGGGTTTTCTGTACCGTTGGCAAGTTTTGTCGAATCCTTTGGTGGCCCATTGGTTTTGGGTAGTTGGGACAATCAAAAGATCAGTTTTATTATCAATGGCGCAGTTAGCACGACTGACGCAGTAACCATCAATACCAATGGATCAGTCGCATTTAATGGTGAAGTGGGTACTGCCGGACAGGTCTTGCAATCTAACGCTACCAGCGCCCCGACTTGGGTAGATAACGCCGCAAAATGGGGGGCGTAAGTGTTTGGCATATCAGCTTTTGCTCAAACACCTTTTGCAAGCGTTCCAGATGCGGCAGCTCCTGTACCCAGTGAAATCCCATTAGGCGGTCACTTTGGCTTTGACGATAAAAAGCGTGATGAACAATGGGCAAAAGAAAGAAAGCTAGAGACCCAGCGCAAGCTAAAACTGCAAGAGGCATTGTTTGGCCTGCCGCCAGAAGTGCGGGAAGAAATCACCTCAGCGCCTGAGCAAACAATAGATGTTGCAGTCAGAAAACAAATTGATTATGATTTGCTCATGCAAAGGGTCAAAGACCTTGAAGTGCGTGTTAAGCTAAAACGTGATGAAGAAGATATTGCAATGATTTTGGAGATGATGTGAGAACAACATGGGTATTTCCATCTGACGGCAGCGAACCCTACGAAAAATCTAAGGGTCGATCTGGCGAATACACCGCAGTGATGGGCGATATTGCCCCATTCATGTCACCTGATGGCGTAATGATTGAGGGCAGAAAGCAGTGGCGTGACCACCTCAAGCGCACCGATTCAATTGAGATGGGGCATTCTGACGTTAAGTATGCACAGCAAGAGTGGAACAAAAAGAAAGAGGCGCACCGAGACAGGTTGCGCGGTCAACTGGCAACGGTACAAGAGTTTGACCGACCAGGCGCACCGATTGCCCCTGTTAAGATGTCTAACCTAAACGTAGAGATGGCAAACCGTTTACACAACCGTCCCATGCCTGAGCGCAAGGAGATGATCAAAATGACTTTGGAACAAATGAAAAGGATGAAGTGATGGAAAACGAAGTTGTCGCACCCGACACAGTAGATACACCAGCACCCGAAACCCCAGCGGTCGAAGCGCCCCAAACAGCGCCAGCAGAGCCGCAAAGCAGAGCCGACACGATTCGTGAGGCACTAACCAAGACACCAACAAACCGTGGCAAACACGCCGCAAGCCAGCCCCGAGAGGGTGGCAAGTTTGCCCCTAAGTTTCCCAATGCCGAAAATCAAGCGCCGCAGATGGCAGACAAGCCCAGAGCTGAGATGCCCAAAAGCCTGCGCCTTGAGTTAAAGGAACATTGGGAGAAAGCGCCGCCTGAGTTACAGCAAGCCTTTGCTCAGCGAGATGCCGATTACGAAAAGGGCATCACCTCATACAAACAGCGGGACGCAGAGGCTCGGGCAATCACTGAGCAGTTTGCACCGTATGAATGGATTTTGCGGAACGAGAACAGCACACCGGCGCAAGCAATTGGCCCATTGCTTCAGACCGCGGCATTGTTAAGAACAGGCACACCACAGCAAAAGTCGCAAGCGGTCGCGCAAATGATTCAGCAGTTCCAAATTCCATTGGATCAAGTGGCTGCTTATTTTGGTGGAGAAGCACCACCACAACAACAAGATTCCCACTACAATCAACTGGCGCAACAAGTACAACAGCTCACGCAACACATCACGCAGAGCCAGTACGAGGCACAGAAACAGAATGAAAACAGAGCACTCTCGGTAATCCAGCAGTTTGCGAGCGACCCCGCAAACGCACACTTTGAGGCAGTCCAAGACCGTATGTTGTCGCTTCTCCAAGCGCCGCAGGTTCTAGGGGACATCAGTCATATGTCAGAACGCGAGAAATTGCAAGTGGCATACGACACCGCCGTAAGACTTGATCCACAGTTGGCACAAAGTTTATTTGCTCAACAGCAACAAAGCTACGCCGCACAGAATCAGGTACAGAAAGCAAAACAAGCGGCTGTACAGGTTAGGGGAGCGCCAGGCGCTGCCATCTCAGGTGCAGTCAATCAAATGGATCGCCGAGCCGTCATTGCCAATGCGCTGCGGCAGGTGAATTAAAAAGGAGTAAATCATGGCATACGCCAATAGTAATTACTCAGACGTTTTAGCAACCACCATTGAATCTCGTTCCGGCATCGTTGCCGATAACGTGACCAAAAACAATGCGTTGTTGACTCGCCTGCGTGAGAAAGGCCGTTACAAGCCGTTCACAGGTGGTTCGACCATTCTGCAAGAATTGTCATTCCAAGCAAACTCGACCGCGATGTACTACTCAGGCGCTGAAGTCTTAGACATCAGCCCTGCGGACGTAATCTCTGCGGCTCAGTTCCCCATCAAGCAGGCCGCTGTCGCAGTGACCATCAATGGCTTGGAAATGCTCCAAAACAGCGGTGAAGAACAGATCATTGATTTGTTTGACGCACGTTTGGACGTTGCCGAGGCATCGATTGAGAACTTGATCAGCACTGGTATTTACTCGGACGGTACAGCCAACAACGGCAAGCAGATCACTGGTCTGCAAGCTATGGTGGTTGCATCCCCAAGTACCGGCGTGGTTGGCGGCATCGACCGTGCGACTTGGTCATTCTGGCGCAATCAGACTTTTGACTTCTCTACTGACTTGGGCGCATCAGCATCCAGCTCAAACATCCAGACCGGCTTTAACCGCCTGTATGCAAAGACAAGTCGCGGCTCTGACGTGGTCGATTTGATCCTGTTGGACAACAATTTGTGGGGCTTCTTCATGTCGTCTCTGCAAAACATTCAACGTTTCCCTGGCTCAAGCAAAATGGCCGAATTAGGCTTTGTTGCAAGCAAGTACATGAATGCAGACGTTGTTCTTGACGGTGGTATCGGCGGTAATATTCCGACATCCACTGGTTACTTCTTGAACACAAAGTACATTTTCTTCCGTCCTCACACCAATCGGAATTTTGTTCCTATCGGTGACGAGCGTATGTCCACCAACCAAGATGCCATCGTGCGCTTGATCGGCTGGGCTGGCAATATGACTGCCTCGGGACTCCAGTTCCAAGGCGTGATGACTGAATAAGGAGCAAATATCATGGCAGATTACGTCACAGACGGCAAAATCGGCATTGACTTGACGGCTACTTATGCGTCAACCAGTGCAGGCTCTACAACATTGTTTCCAGTTACACCTGGCACACGGGTAGGAACATCCAACAACGGCGTTTACATTTTTGTTCGCGCCGAATCCACAATCAACGCATTTGATGCTGTGATCATGTCCAGTTACGCAGACTCAGCGAGTACCACTCCTGTTATGCGAGCTGTGCCTGTGACCACCACAAACGCTGCTGCTTTGGGTTTCAACATGGTTGGCTTTGCACAAACCGCTATTGCTTCTAGCTATTACGGCTGGGTTGGCTTGAACGGTATGCTCAAGGTTAACTTGCTGGTTGCTTGCCAACCTAAAGTGCCTTTGTACACCACATCTACTGCTGGTTCGTTGGACGACACAACCGTGTCTGCTGGCTTCATCCAAGGTATTGTGGCTAACACATCCGCTACTTCTGCATCAGCACCATTCTGTATGGTCAACAATGCAGGCTTGATCATGGTTGGCGCAGGCTAATCAGAAACGATGCCCCACTCAAAAGGTGGGGTGTCTTTTTAATGAGTTCTTTGCCTTTAAAAATTACCGGTAAGTGTGTCGCAGAAGATGAGACATTGTTTGCCAACATGGATGCGGCGGTTGCTAGAGGTTACCCACAGATCAGACAAGCGCAGGAAATAAAGACCGGCGCGATCTTGTTGGTGGCAAGCGCACCAAGCGTCAAAGGTCAGTTAGAGCTTATTAAAAAGATGAAAGCGGCAGGGTCGCCTATTGTGGCAATTAAGGGCGCACACGATTGGCTAATTGCCCAAGGCGTGATCCCAGACTATGCCCTAGCCATCGACCCACAAGAACACCGAATAGCGTTTTACAAGCCACATAAGGCTGTGCATTACATGATTGCCAGCCAATGCCATCCAGCAATGTTTGACAACCTTGCTGGGCATCAGGTCACGATATGGCATCCATACGTC